AGGTGGGCCGACCCACCAAGTTCGAAGACCGCCTGATCGGCAAATGCAAGGCGCTGGCTGAACAGGGCAAAACGAATGAACAGATTGCTGCGATCATTGGCGTTAACGTCGACACGCTCTACGTTTGGCAGTCAAAATTTCGCGAATTTTCCGAGGCCCTAAAAGAGGGCAAGAGCCTAGCCGATGATCTAGTTGAAGCTTCGTTGTTCCGCCGAGCGATCGGCTACAAAGAAACAATACCCAAACAAGCGGTGTACTTTGGTAAGGTGGTTGAATACGAAGACACAATGGCTTGCCCACCCGACACTGTTGCCGCTATCTTTTGGTTAAAGAATCGGCGCCCGAATGAGTGGCGTGATAAGACCGAGGGTAAGGTCGAAGACGACATAACGCTAAACATCAGGATAGGCCACGAAGACGATGCCAACGGTGAATCTGAACATCACGCTCCCGAGACTGACCCCGCCGCAGAGACGGATCCGCGAAAGTAAGGCGCGTTTCAAGATTGGTGTGTGGGGCCGCCAAAGCGGAAAGACCACCAATGGAACGTGGACAATGCTCGAGCGCCCTCTTGCCGGTCGCCGCGGTGGAATATATTGGTACATCCTGCAAACTCACGCAGCTGCCGAAGTCGGCTTCAACCGTTATGTGAGACTCTTTCCGCGTCACACTTGGCCATACATCTTTTCGAAAAGACCTAACGAATCTGAGAAAACTGTGTATCTCACCGGTGGCCGAGAGGTCGGCTTCAAATCTGGCCAGAACTACGATGACCTTCGTATCGAGACACTTGACGGCGCCATCATCGACGAGTGCCGGCAGCAGGACAAGCGGCTGTGGACTCAAGTCATCAGGCCGATGCTTGGCCGGCGAAAAGGTTGGTGCGACTTCTACTCAACGCCAAACGGTTTCGATTGGTTCTTTGACTTGGCGGAGTCGGCCAAGGGCAGCGACGAGTGGGAGTTGATCAAGGCCCCGAGCACCGAGGCCTATTGGTGGACGCCAGAAGAGATTGACTCAGCGAAAGCCACGATGTCCGAACCCGAGTTCGAACAAGAAATCATGGCGGAGTTCCGCGACCTGACGTCGGGCAAAGCCTATATGCTTTTCGGCGATCACAATAAAACTGATGAATGTCCGTGGGCCCCTGGCAAACAATTCTCGCCGTATGACCCGATCATCGTGGGCATGGACTTCAACTTGTCGCCGATGGCTTGGTCGCTCGGTCAGCTGAACGCCGATCGCTGGTGGTGGTTCGATGAGATTCATCTGGTGAACTCGCACACGTTTGAAGCGGCCTGCGAACTGCGCGACCGCATCCTTATGTTGAAAGAAGCCGGCCACCGCGGCCAACCGCAGTGCATATTGCTTGGTGATGCGACCGGCAAAGCGACTCAGCGTTCATCGAACCAATCTGACTACGACATCGTGAAGGCCGTCCTCAAAGAGGCGAACATTGCGTTTCGAGATGATACGCCAGAATCAAACCCGTCGGTTCGCGATCGCGTGAACTCGGTCAATGCCCGCTGCAAGAATGCGAAGGGCGAGGTCAACCTTTGGGTGCACAATACGAACTGCCCTAAACTCGTTTACGATTTCGAGCGAGTGGTGTGGAAAGCCGGCGCTGATTTCATCTTGAACCCAGGCACCGACAAATCGCTTACGCACAACACCGATGGAGTTGGTTATCCAATTTATGCGTTGACGCCGGTGAAAGGCGTTAAGAACATCGGAAAGACGAGAATTATTCACCGATCAATTTGAGGTACACCCATGGGCAGATTCGACTACGTGAAGTACGACGACCGCGCGCTTGCCGCGCAGAACCATTTCAAAGATGTTGTGCAAGACCTTGAGGCTGACATTCAGGCGATCGGCAGCGTGAACCCTACATCTAGTGTCGCGCGCGCAAAGAGTTTAGCTTTAACTAAACTTGAAGAGGTCTACATGTGGATTGGCAAAGCACTGCGCGACGACCAAATCGAGCGCAACGGAACTGCCGAACTGCAAGAGGGTCGCAGAAATGTTTAAGAAAGGCGCGCGCGTTCTGTTCAAGGGTTACAAGCGTCCGGTTAAACGTGGCAAGCCAAATATGACCGAGGGCAAAGAGTACGTCGTCGAGCGTGATCAATTTCACGATAGATATATCTGGGTTCGCAACGATATAAATCAGGTTCAGTGCTACCCAGTCTCATCATTTCAAGAGGTCGCCAATGTGGATTCTGCTTCTGATTCGTGACACTGTATTTAGTGTCTACACTTTCGTGGTCAACCTTGTGGCTGGCCTTTGGCTTCTGTTCACTCAGCCCGTCACATTCATGCGGTTCGTGGCCGAGTGGCGCCGCTTCGAAAAGAAAATTGCTGAGAAAGACGAACTCGCGAACAACGAAATCTATATGTCCATGAATCGCCAGCAGCGGCGTGCGATGGGTAAGGCGGTAAGGTCATGATGGCACTAGCGATCACAATGGGTCTTTGCATTTGGATGGCCGGGTTTATCTGCGGCCATTATTTCTATGGCTGGCAAGACGAGCAAGAAAAAAAGAAAGCCCAGGGCCGTGCGGTCGACCTGCGGCCACCGATCATCAACCCGAAGACCATTCCGAAAAAACCTCTCGATGAGTTTCTTAAAAATCCTGTCATCACAATTCGCCACGAACGCGTGCGCGACAAAGCTTGGCACCTTGCCCGGCGTGACTTTCCAACACCGCTGAGTCCTGAACCTGGTGGTGGTGGCGGAGCAGGCGGAACAACACCGACCGGCATCTTGCATCATCCAACGCCAGCGGGCAACTGCTGATGATTTCTGTAATGCTCGATGTACCAGCATGGCTGATCGAATTGATTATTTGGATGGTCGTCGTTGAAGTGGCCGTCAAGATTTTCAGCGTGGTTGTAGCCGCGGTGAAGGGGTTTCGCGAATGATGAACTTTCGGGACAAGGTCAATGCGCAAATGCTTCTCGCGCACATTAAAGAATTCAATCCCGAGACCATGATCATCGCTGCCGTTAACGACAAAGGCGAGTTTCGAACCTGCTGGTGCGGCGAACCTGAAAAGCAGGCGCTTCTCATGAACACACTTCAACGGCATCTCAATAAATATTTCGACAACATGGAGTGCGCGCATCAAACGAAACAAGGGTAAAAGTAAACATTTATTCTCTTCGGTGCCGCTCTATAAGAAATGGGTTAAGGCCCGCGACCGTGCGCTCGAGCAGCTCCACACGCGCGCGCAACTCGAGTCAGCCGACATCGTTCGAAAGATGCTGACCAACACTTTGCAAATCGCCAAGTCTTTATTTGACCAAATGAAAAGCGGCGACATGAGTGCCGCTGATCATCTTGACCATCAGCTGAAGCCAGTCTTCATCGACGCAACTCAAAGTCTCTATATGATAATGATCACTTTGCGCCGGCAGGCTTACGTTCTGTCAAAAGCAAGTGAGGCCGAAATCATCGCGCAGCTTATGAAGGCGCCGGTCAAAGCCATCGTTACCCACCAAGACATTCACCGCATTCAGGGTGCCGAGTCTGTGGCTGGCGGCCAAGTGCTTCACCGATTGAAACTCTATCTTGATAAACTTCGTCGCCGAATCGTGAACCAGGCGCAGTCGTCAGCGATGAACGATTCGACCGTCAACGATTTCATGATCAACGTGATGCAGGCATTCCCGAAGCCGCGGGTGGTTCGCCGGCCAAAGCGAATCTTGAAACCGCAACTCATGGAAGCCGATGACCCGACTGACCTCAATGTTTCGCAGCTTAGCGAAGACCCGCCGGCAGATGTCGCCCTTGACTTCATCGACGACCAAGCGTGGCAGGACATGCTCGAGTATTACAAAGAGGACTACGTGCCGCAGTGGCGCGCGCCCGAATACCTTGTTGACCTTCCGACAAGTGATGAAGAAACTTGGTACGCCTGGGAGTTCGAGCGCGACCTCGTTAATGAGTTCGTGCAGTCCGTCCGCGATGGGCAGATTGAAGCCGCAAATGAAAATGGGATTACCGACTTTGTTTGGATTGCTGTTGTCGACAATGTCACAGACGCGTGCTGCCTTTGGCGCGATGGCCTCTTGGTTTCAGAAATCGAGCAGAGTCTTGATGATCACCAGGATGAAGACGACGAATGTAACGCTGAAGGCGACGGGCTGACCCCGCCGCTCCACTTCAATTGTCGGTGTACCTTGGCGCCGGCTACGGATGAAATTCCAGAAAAGCCGGACACCCAGGGGAATGAGTTTGACGACTGGCTGATGTCGTAGCAACACTAGGGGTAGGGTATGCCAACAAAGAAAAAATCATCATCGAAGACCGCCATGGTCCAGCCTGCCAATCCCGTCGACGCGTTTCGCGAAGGCGCAGACAAAAAGGCCAGCGCAAGTTCTGCGCGCGTGAAGCTTCTTAAAAATGGCCTGATCTTTGACAAAGAATCATACGAGTACAAAGAGGACTTTGTCCCGGCGGATCCGAAAAAGCCGATGGAAGTTCACACCACTTCTGAAATGATCGAGTCGCTGAAGGCCAACAAAGACATTGAACTCGAAGCGCGCGTGATCGGCATGACCGGCGATGGTCGCCGCGCAATGGTTAAGATGGACCGCACTGCCTTTTTAGAGGCCGCGAAGAAACGTGACTCAAAGCGTCTTCGTGAAGCGATCGACGGTTTCGCGATGGACGACAATCCGTTCGGTGCCGGCGGGCCACTCATCGGCCATGACTTCACACCGCTTCTCGGTGGTCCGTTCAACAAGCAGCTGTACTACCGCGACTACCTTCGAATGATTGCGTCTTGTTTCTTTGCGTTTCACCACGACCCGGTGGCCCGCGACCTCGTTTCGATCATCGTTGATTTCACCATGGGCCGTGGGTTCAAACTGAACACGCCGAACAAAGTGGCGCAGGCGGTTTGGGATTCGTTCTGCGAGGTCAACCGTTTCTATGAACAGATGGAGTATTGCGCGGTCGAGACATCAATATATGGCGAGACCATGTGGTGGTGGCTACCTGACAATAACATTCGCCCGTCGTTCAACCCGGTGGCTGGCGAAAAAATACCCAAGTCACTCATCCCAAGAATTCGTCTGATTGACCCATCGAACATCGCTGAGATTATCACCATTCCCGAAGACATTTGGACGCCGCTCTATTACGTGTGGCTTGCACCGACTCAGACCCAGATGTACACGCGCGATAATCAGCCTTCATCGAAATTTATTTATACGCAAATTCCAGCCGAGCAAATCATGCACGAACGCATCAACTCGGTGTCGAACGAAAAGCGCGGGCGCTCGGATTACTTCCCGGCCCTTGGCTACATGAAACGACTTCGCGACGGCGTGAACTACGCACTCGTGGCGCAGCAAAAAACTTCCGCATGGTGTATCGACACGACCATTGACGGGAATGACGATGACCTACAAGCGTACACCGATGACCAAAGATCGCAGGGCCAAATCCCCGCGGCTGGCAGCGAGTTTGTCCATACCAAAGCCATAGAGCGAAAGTATTTGTCGAACTCGGCGACTGCCGCTGGTGCCGACTCACCCGTGTTCGCCTGGTCGCTAAACATGATTTGCATGTCGACCGGTATACCAATGTCCTATCTTGGTACACACCTCGCCGGTTCAAACAATCGGGCCTCGGCACTTGTGTCGACCGAACCGGTGGCGAAACGATTCGAACGCCGCCGCCTGGTGTACGAACGTATTATCCGACGGGTTTTCAATCAGTTAATGAGACGTTTTGGCCTGAACGCTGAATGCGAAATCATCTTTCCAGAACTCATAACGCAGGACCGTTCAGCGAAACTCAACGACGTTCTCAAAGCGCAGAACGCATCGTGGATTTCTCACCGCCGGGCCGCCGAAATTGCGGCCAAAGAACTGGACGTAAAGGATTACAATTATACTACCGAACAGGCTGAAGTCTTGAAAGACGACAAGGCCTTGGGGGTCACGCCCGCCATGATGAACCCATTGACGTCACCCGGCGCTTCGAGTGAGGATGGAAGTGTAAAGTCATCTGGGCTACCGTCTTCGGACAGAAAAAAGATTAAGAACAACTTGGGGAATCTTTGAAGACCATCAACGCTGCGACGACCATTGAAGACCTTCAGAACGACCCGCATGCCTTTGGCCTGCCGACGCTTCACGAGTTCACCATGAACAAAGAGAAGTGGATGGGTCGACCTGACGAACACATGATCGCTTTGACCGATGGCCCACGCCACAACCGCAAAAACTTGCGCCGTATTAAATACTTCATCAAGGGCATTCCTTTGCCGAACGAAGAGGCTGTAGAAAAAGCATTGGCCGATCACGGTTACACGCTTGCCGACATCAACCTCGACGACCCGCTTTCGAAAAAATCAGCACTCAAAAAAGTATTGCGCAACGTAGATGTCGGTGGGGGTCTGTTTGACGTTATCGTCAATTTTTTCCCTTAAAGAACGTATGAAGCAAGCTGCCGCTGATAATTCAGCCGGTGGCGTTCAAACCACATATTGGTTTTGGGGTGCGGCCAAGCGCATCGCCCATGCTGTCGATCGCAAACAGCAAACCTCGAAGCGCGAAGTGCCAAAAGGCAAGGTTGATAATTCAAAGTCAGCGTGCAACTATTCACCTGGAAAAAAGTATGCCGAGTTTGTGAAGCAGGCCCGGCAACGAATAGAAGCTGACTCTGCGTCCACAAATCCTGTTGTTACCGTCGCTGGTACGAAAAAAGAATCTTTCAAAATCAAATCCACTTCATTTCGCGAGTCTGCTGCCGGCGGCGGAAACACCTTCCGCGTCGCCCTTATCGAAGAGGGCATGGGCAACATGCACGACGCGTTCTACTACACCCGAGAAGCACTCGAGTCAGCAGTTCAGGTGTTTAATGGCCTCAAAAGCTATGCTGATCACCCGTCTCTTGATGAAGAAGAGACCCGGCCCGAACGCTCGGTGCGCGACATCTTTGGACACTTTGAAAACCTAGAAATCTCTGAGAACGATAGTGGGTGCGCCGAACTCCACGCCGATTTGCCTACACTTCCGTCAGCACAATGGGCGCGCGATCTTATGGTCCGCGCGGTTGAGAATGCAGAAAAGTTTCCAGACACGCCGTTCATTGGTCTTTCGATCAATGCCAATGGTGATGCGGAACCGACGCCGATTGATGATGTCATCAAGATGGCGCCGGAAGGGGCCAAAGCGAAACTCGCCGAAGCCAAAGCAAATGGAATTGATACCGTGAAAGTTGTACGTCTGATCAAATCAGCAGTGTCATGTGATTTGGTGACTGAGGCTGGCGCGGGCGGAAAAATCTTAAACATCATCGAGGGAGAAAAAACCGATGGCAAAAGCAAAAGCACTTAAAGAAGCCGCAGACAAAAAACGCGCCGAAGCCAAAGCTGCTGAGAAAAAGCTGAAAGAGGCCGAAGCCAAAAAGTCGAAAGACGCTCCGAAGTTAAAAGAGACCTTCGAAAAACTCTTAAAAGAAGCCGAGAAGGCTGAGAACGAAGCCAAAGAAGCGGCTGAAAATGAGAACGAAAACGAAAGCCACGAGTCTGAAGACGATGACGCTGCCGGCGATTCTGGCGACGAAGACCATGACGACGCTGACCAAGATAAGGCGCTGATCAAGAAAATGATCGGTGAGTACCTTGGCAAAGACGCCGATGGCATGTCGCAAGAAGAAATGGAAGCCGTTCACAAACTCGCCAAAGAAGCCCTCGAAGGCCACAAAGAAATGGGCAAAAAAGAGAAAGAGGCTTATCAGTCAGCCGGTGAAGCGATCAAGCTTGCTCACCACATGGCCAAAAAAGAAAAGGCCGCGCATGAGTCTGAAGACGGCGGCGACGATGATGGCCACCAACCACCACCCAAGAAAAAGGGTGACGATGGCGATGGTGATGACGACCACGATGAAAATGAAAACGAGTGCGGTTCGAAAGAATCAGCAAAGCGTGTGAGAGACCTGGAAAAGAAGCTGCTTGAATCCGAAGGGAAGATCGCAGCTTTAGAGGCCAAGACTAAGAAAGCTGAACTCGACGGTTACGTCGATAAAAAGCTCAAAGAGTCTAACCAACCCGAGTCTGTCAAAAAACGCTTTCTCGAAAAAGCGGGCAAGATTCGCTCTGAACGCGATTTCGACAACAAGTGGGACGTCTTCTCTGAAGGCCTCAAATCCAGCCGAAGTGAACTCGACTGGGGAGTGCTTTCAGAAAAGGCCACCGCTGGTGAAGACGGCGGTCGCGCACGTGAAGGCAAGGAACTAAACTTTTCAGCTTGCGCTGAAGACTAAAAAGGTAAGGTGACAAATGGCTACTGGTAAAAACACCACCTTCAAAAAAGTCGCAACGAACATGGTGATTTCAGACGTGAAAGGTCTGCTCACCCCATCGTTGTCACTAAACGAAGGTGATTTCGTGTGTCTCGATACAACAAACCACGTCCTGGTGGCACCGGCGAATGAAACCGATGGTGCAACTTTGATCGGCGTTATGTCTGTTGACATTGTCAACGGTCAGCTCCGCTCGGCGATTTCGACTGATGTCGATGCGTCTGCGGCAGTGCCGAGCATCCCAGGTCCGACGTTCGGCGATGAGTACCTCGTTGTACTCAAGAGCGGTGTGACAGTTCACCCCGGCGACCCGCTGTATCTCGACCCCGGCACTGGCACGCGCGGCGTGACCACAAGCGGAACAAAAATTGTCGGTATTTATACCGGAACCAAAAACGTAGTCGGCGATGGAACCATCGAAATCCCGGCGAAGATCGGTGCTCGGGCCCCTGCCGACACTCTGAAGTTTTAAGAGGTGTGGCATGAAATTATCTGAAGCACAACGCGATGAAATGTTGGGTCGCTTCGATGCGTACCTCTCGGAACGCGCCGAATCCAACACGCTAGCTCAAAAGAACCGAGAAGCCATCAAGCGGCATTGCTTGAACAACGCTGAGACGAAAGATTATCGCGAAAGCATGAAACGTCGTTTTGGCATTGACCCGCTGACGGAGACTGACAAGTTTCCGGTCATGAAAGAATCGTTCTCGTGGAAAAAGTTCCGAAACCAGCTAGAAGAACAGCTGCGTGAAGCGGACTCTGCATCCACGTTTCCTCTTTTCGTGATCGCAGGTCTGTTGCAAAACGTGATCGGCATGTACCAACTCACGAAAATGAGTTACCAAGAGTGGGCGACGGTGACGCCGACCAATCTTGTGGAAACACCGATTGCACCTTTGCATGGCCTGACATTCCCTCGGGAAGTCGGTGCGCAAAGCCCATACCCGGAAGTGTACGCTGCCGGTCTGAACATGAAACTCCGTGCGAAAAAGTACGGGTCAATGTACTCGATCGAGAAAGAACTTCTCGACGACGACCAAACTGGCCAGTTCAAACAACAAACCGGTGCGCTGGGTGAATACCTGCAAATGCTCACTGAAGTGTTGGTGTACGGTAAGTTGGCATCTGTCAGCGGCGCAAGCTATGCTGGTTTTGATGTTCCGACTTCTGAAACCAAGCCTTCAGGCGAATCAACGTATCCGTGGAACTCTGCGGGTTTTGCTGCCGGCGGCGGTAAGACACGTCCAAGTTCTTTCGGCGCGTTGACTCAAGCCAACTTGCAAACTGGTATTCAACAGTTGATGCAACAAAAGAACGTGCTAGGCATCGTGATGAACGTGAACCCCAAGAGAATCTTGGCGTCACCGTTCTACCGATTCGACGCAGCGATCTTGCTCAACAGTGCATACTACCCATCTGGCGCAGCTTCGGCTGGCGGTGTGGGCGGCGCGTTTGCGATCAACCCGTTGCAAGGCATTGCGGATCTTTCGATCTCGCGTTTCATGCCGAACAATAGCGGTGTGTTCGCGGCCAACTCGAAAGCCTGGTACTTGGTGGATGACACTAAGCCCTGGTTCCAAGTGTTGGTTAAAACGCCTGTCTCAGTTGAGCAGGAAAATCCGCAATCGGGTGAAAGCTTCAACCGAGACATCTATCGGTTTAAGTGCAGCACTCGCATGAACGCGGACATTATCGACCCACGCTTTGCATGGCAGGGTAACGACGGTTCTGTATAAGCTTTTATTGGCTAGGGCGTCTGCATCGGAGACGAGCAGCATGGGCGCCCTGGCCCTTTGACTTGAGGATTTTTCGGTGATGAGATTCGAGACAACAAAGGGAGTACAATGAAAAATCCTAAAATCAAAGCCACGACAATTGCACCTGGAAGTTCAGAAGTGACCAGCACTGCCAGCCTCAAAGAGGGCGACACTGAGGGTGAGAAACAAAAGAAAATTGAAACAGCTTCGGTGCGCGCGCGTTCGTACACCAAGTTGCCAGACATGATCGCCGAGTCTGACATCGTTGTTCGCAACTGGAAAATTCCAAAAGGCGCCGAGATGTTTCCGACGGAATGGCGAATGCAGTTTGCTGACCTCTATTACCCGTATGCCAAGGGCGGACCACTTTTCGTAGACACGCCCGCACTCGAGCACGATGCCGTTCGTTGCGAGAGAAAGCTTGAGGTCTTAAAGAAACACGGCATTCGATACACGTTTGTTCGTACCGGTGAAACTTTTGCGGACGCGATGGCCCGCCTTGATGACGAGAAAGCGATCGCGACCTTAAAAAAAAGAAAGGCTGATCAAGCCACGAGAGAAGAGGCTAGTGCGTGAGTACGTGGGTCGACCCGATAGGAGATGTTCGTAAAGTTCTTTCGGACGGCCCGACTGACAAGCTTCGCTATCGCAAAGAGGTCATGAACCAACTCGACGGAACCAATCGCACGTTTAAGACGTTCGAGGCCCGTCGCCTCTCTGATTTTTCGCAATCACCAACCGCACCGATTGGAGTTTACGTCAACGGTGCGGCAGCAACGGTCACAGACGACGACCCAGTGTCGGGTGAATTTACTTTGCAGACAGCTCCAACCGACGGCCAACAGCTTCGCGCCACATATTACGTGCAGTGGTTTTTGGACGCCGAAATAACAGAATTCTTGGTGCAGGCCGCTGAGTGGATTGGCTACCAAGACGCGTATCTAACCATTCCCGAAGACCTTCGACCTGCCGCCAAAGAGTATGCGGCATCTGTTGCTTACCAAAAACTTTCGGCAAAGTTCGCAGAGAATTTGGCCGAATCCTATCAACTGTACGATGCGCCGGACAAGAAACGGTTCGACCCGGTCAGCGCGTACATGAAAATTTCAGATTCGAAAATGAAGCGTGCAACGCAACTCAGAGACGACGTTTACAAGGGCCGAAAGGGACAATCTGGCGCTCCGCGATTTCAGACCATTGCTGGTCGAGCGCGCGATGTTGCGCCCGGTAGATGAGCGACGGTATCAAACTCAAGATTTCTGAGAATGGTATCGCCAAGTTTTTGAACGGAATGTTGCAGCGATCTAGTTTGGTCCAAGGGTGGTTGAATCGCGTTGCGTATCCGACCATCATAAGGGTTCAACGCCAGCGGTGGATTACCGAGGGTAACAGTGAAGGGTATGCGTGGAAACAGCTAAGTCCAAATTACGAGAAGTACAAATTAAGGAAGTTCGCCGACTATCCCGGCGGCGGGCGCAAGCTTCTGATTGCGACGAATCGTCTCGTGGACTCGATGACGGGCGACAATCAAAGCGAACACTACAAGCTGGTGACGGACAAGACTCTGGAAGTGGGGACGTTTGTTCCTTACGCGAAATACGTCGACGAACAAAGAAGCATCGTGAAACTGAGTCCTGAAACGGTGGCCGAACTGAAAGACGGCCTTAAAAAGTATTTGACGAAGGGTACATGAGCAACGCAGCACAGTTAACAGAGAGAACTCGCGCACTTATACTCGCGCAAATCAAGGCCAACATTGTGGCCGAACTCGCTGCTATTCGCACCGATCGCAATGACCCGTCAGTGAACACGGATCCGCCTCTCAAGTATTTTATTTTCGATGGCGCGCACACTTACCAGTGCCCTTGCATTTTTTTGGTCGTCGATTCGTTCGACGTGCCAGATGAACGCGTGGGGCCAAACCATGTGAACGCGGTGGTCAAGGTGTACGTGTCAGCCGTGGTCGAGGACCGCGAAGCGCCGGCACTGACAATCAAGGCCGAGCGTTATCAATCAGCGTTATTTAAAATTTTGCACTGGCAGACCTTCAATGACCCGACACACAATGTGAAGCTGTTCAGTAGGGTCAAGCGGTGCGAGTTTTCGCCGGTCTATACCAAAGAACGGGCTGGTGAAAACATGGCAAGTTTCCGAAAAGAAGTTTCGATGGAATTAGAAGTTAAACATTATGAAAATCCTAACGTGTAGGGGGAGACTAACATGCTACAACCAACAGTGACCGTTTCCGATTTTGACATCGGGCCGTGCCAAGTAACTTTCAACTCGACTGACCTCGGCGGTACGTCGGGCAACGTGAAAGTGAAATTCAAATACGAAAAGGCTGTGCTGCGCGCCGATCAGTACGGAAAAACTGACCTCGATCGCGCGATTTCAGGCATGTCGTGCAGCGTGGAGACTGAATTTCTCGAAGTGTTGAATAAAACCAACCTTCAGAAAGCCTTCCCCACTCTCATTTTGACTGGCACAACGCACAAGTTTCTTGATGCGAAAAACGCTGTAGCCACTCGTGCATTGGCTTCGGCCTCGCCGCTGAAGCTTCATCCGCTGGTCGACGATTCGACCACTGCCGACAACGAATGGTACTTTTGGAAAGCTTCGGCCAACGAAGACTCTGAGTACGTGTTTGGTCCGGCTGAGCAAGCGAAACTTAAAATTTCATGGGATATTTTGCTGGACACTTCGGTGTCGCCGGCGAGACTATTCCGCTATGGGGATAACAGCTTGTAATGAAACTTTGGCCAGCTAGAACGAAAGTTCAACCATCAACCGAACCCGTGACCGACTTGGACGTTATGTTGTCCGAGCCGGTCCCGTTTAAGTTCAAGGGCAAGATTCACAAACTGAAGCCCATGTCGATGGAAGAATTTCTGAAATTCACAAACGCGCAGAATAAGCTGCTAGGCGCTCTCAATGATACTGAAACCAAATTATCAATTGATGAATTGGCCCAGGGTTATTTTTCGGTGATATCCGCCGTGTGCGACACCATCACTCTCGAAGACATCAAGTCGATGAGTCAGGTGCAAATCGCGGCACTCTATCAATTAGTCATCGACCTCGTGACAGGCCAAGTGGACTTTGGTGACGGAAAAAAAAA